TGGATTAGGAATTGCTAAAACTTTCATTCATATCGATTTATTAAATGCGGATCTTGGCTTTGATGCCAGACCTAACTGCTGGTTATATTCATAATGTGGTTAGCTTTACTAAAAAATCCTTTAACAAAATTAGTAGCTGAAAAGACTATTGGTGCAGTTACACATAAGTTAAAAAAAGATGCAATCATAAGAGAGAAAGAAATTCAAAATGCTCAAAATGTAGATGTTCAGTCTCTTAAATCCTCAGATAACTCATTGAAGGATGAGTGGTTAGTTATAGTATTTTCACTCATTTTCATTGCTCATTTTGTACCACAGCTCCAGGATGCCATGCAAAGAGGCTGGGATATTTTATCAGCAGCTAATGATTATTTTTGGATAGTAATCTTAACTATTGTTGGTGGATCATTTGGTTCATCTAGTATTACAAAATTTATTAAAAAGAAGTAATGGCTAAAATTAAGTTCGTTAGCTTCACACCTAGAGAGAAGAAACCAAAACTAAGAAAACACAAGAAGAGACCTAGCAAACATGAGAAAAGGCAAAAAGGATTATAGCTGGATATTACCAATAGTCGGTGGAATACTTTTATCATTGAGTGCCTGGACTTTAATTTCAATTACAGAATTACAATCACAAATGAGTTCAATTCAGAATGAGCTCTTGAATGTAGATAAACAGTTTGGTCGTATCTTTTACTGGTTCGACAAATTTACAAATAACTAAATCAATTAAAAATGCGAAAAGGCAGAAAGCTAGTCATAGCTGTTAAGTGCGATTATTGCGGATCTGAAACTGAAAGCTTTGTATGTGATGCTAGAGGTCTAAGATTTTGCAGATTACAAACTCCAGGCTATCCACCAGACAAGGATTGCCAGGCTGAACACACAAGGAATAAATATGTACAAAAAAAAGAAAAAGACAAAAGCTTATTCTCACAAAAAGAAATCAGCTTTTAAAAAGAAAAAAAGATAAAATCTCCTTCCTCACCTATCCTATCGCTTTAAAAGTGAGTCAAAATATAGTGAATTAACTATATAAGAAAATCCTAACTTATGTTATTAGAGTAGTTGACTGATTTGCGGTTATTTATTTTAGTGAATTATTTTTCACTATTTTGATTTACAGTTGAACGAAGATGTAATAAAAAACTTTTGTTTTATATACATTCCTCGGTAGCTCAGTTGGTAGAGCAGTTGACTGTTAAAAGGTCAAAATTCAAAATCAAAATCTCGGATCAGTTGTAAATTAAATAACTTAAGGAGGATAAGCTAAATGTTCTTACTTTCTGCGACTGTATCGGACAATAAAATGTTCCTAGAAAAATGTCTCTGTAATTCACTATTTTGTTTTAGTGATAAACTTATGAGGTGTAATTTTAGAGCAAATTACTGTTGTAGAATAAGCTCATTTGGTTACTAAATATCTATGAGCAAAATATACAGAGTAACACCAAAAAATCGTAAATGGGTTATCCAAAGAATATCAGACAGAATAACTGTTTCGGCTAAACCATTTATTAAAAAATCTGATGCTGAAGCTGCAATGATTGCAATGATAGCTCCAGATTTAAATATAAAAAACATCGACAAGCAAATCACTTTCAAGAAAGCATTTAGAAATTTTGCTACTTGGAAACAATCCTTACATGAAGAAGGAAGCAGAGTAGATCCTCATTCATTACAAAGATATGATACTGAATATAGACAAAGAATATCTAAGTACATGGCTGATGATGTGCTGCTTTCAAGATTTAATATTAAAGATATGGAAAACTATCTTGATAAATGTAAAGCAGCTGGAGTTACATTTAAGACAATGCGTAAGTCTGTCAAAGATATTAAGCATTTTATTAGAAGAGCAAAAGCTGAAGGTCTTGAGCCAAGTGAAGATATGTTGACTTATAACATTCTTGAAAATCTAAAAGTAGTTCCTCAAGATGATGATCTTCTTTACAAAAAAGAAGTAGATTTAGATGTATTGCCAGATGATAAAGTCAAAGCAATAATCAATGATCTGTATGAAAATATGAAAACAGATAGGCATGCAGCAAATGGCTTTGCTATTTTTTGTATGTTTTTCTTTTTTGGTTTAAGAGCATCAGAATTGTCTGCAATACACAGAGATTTTTACAAAGATAAATCATGTGTAGATTTTGATAATGCAATGCTTCATATCAGAGGATCATTTAGACATCATAAATATCAAAACAAAACTAAAAATAGAGGATCAAAAAGATCAATACCATTAGATGATAATGCTTCAAAATTTTTAGAGATTTGGTTTGATTATCTTGATGGTAAAGATACTAGTAATCCTTATCTATTGCCTGGCAAAAATGGCGGTCCATTAAGCTATAAATATATTCATGCTACTATGTGGAAAACTTATGCTAAGCATGGATTAGCTGACATCAATGTTACAAGAGATGGTCATGTAATTGTTAATAGTTCTCCAATAAAAGGTTTTGCTACTAAAATCTTTAGACATAGATTGGCAACAAATATATTGGACAACATGCACCAACATAAAGAGCTTGGCAGAAATAGAGTTAAACATTTAATAGGTCATACTCAATTCTCAACTTCAGCAGAGATATATGGAAATAAAGTTAGAAGAGGTACTGACGAAGAAAGAGCTGCTGTTGCCAAAGCTAAAGCAAAAGCAATAGGCTCTGATATTTTTACTAAAGCTATCGAAAATTAGAAGGTATCAAAGATCATGGAGGCTGCAAGATCGCAGTCTCTGTGGTTCTGTGTAAGATTTTTTTTAAGTTTTTTTAGGTTTTAGCAATTCTGCTTGTAAATGTTCTTTAAAGATACTGTTTTCTTTTTTTAATTCTTCAATCTTTTTATTCAATTTAGCAATCTCTTTGTGCAGCTCTCCATTCATATATTTGTGCTGCTTTTCTATATTAGCCATCTCTTTATTTTCTTTTTCAAGATGTTCTATCTTTTGATTTAATGCAGCAATTATATTTTGGTGCTCTTTGTCTAGGATAACTTTTTCTTGTAGTTTAATTTTCGTCATTCTTTTTTGCAGTTTGTCTATCAGCATCATCTAACACTTCATCCATCACCAGGTCATACAATCCATTTGGATTTTCAATAAATGCTATTTCAGCTTTAGTTTCTTTTATTATTTCTTTGCAATGATCTTTTGCTTGTTCAAGCACAACAGTTAAGTTTGGAAAATTAGAAGGATAAACACCATAAATATATAAGTCATTTATAGCTGCTGCTACTCTACTCAATCCTTGGTATCTTCTTTTTAATCTTTGAACTTTACTGTCATAAGCTAAATCTATTGGAACATCAGTCATTCTTCCTCCACTTTGTATTCTGTATTTTTACATCCATTTCTTTGACCTCCTGGGAGATTGGCTCTTGTCCTTCAGTTGCTTTTTCTTCAGATTCAAAAGTTTCCTCAAGAACAAAAGCTGCTTCTCCAGTTGTTGTTTTAATTATTTTGGACATTCGGTATTTCCAAATTGTGAGGTTTAGTTACACTTTCAACAACATTGCCTTTGTTCCTGGTGCTTTGAACTTTAGGCATATTATCTGATAAACCTATTGCTATGAGCTCTCTACTCTCTAAATCTTTAGGAGTATGCCATAAGCTAATCATATATTTGCAATCAGCATCTGGATAATCTTGCTTTTCAATATCAATATGAAACTGATCTGATTTATAAATAGCCATTAGATAACCTCCGCTGTATTAAATGATGGTGCTGCAGTTAATGTTTCATTCGACTTTGTAGATCTATGAATAAAAGTTGGATCTACTAAATCATCTGTTTTAACTTTATAAAAATCAGCAATTTGTTTTAACCTGTATGCTGATGGAATTATATCTCCAGCCTCATACTTTTGAATATTCTGATGACTTACACCAATATGATAAGCTAAAGACTTTTGCGGAAATCCAAATTTTAATCTGCAAAATCTCATGTTACCTCCAAGCATTTCACAAAAAGAAATAAATTTTTGATCTCTAATTACCTTCACCATGGACCTCCATAAATTTAGCAATTTGTGTTTTAATTTCTGGCATGTTTAGCTCTGGTGTTCTTTCAGCAGTTGCTGCAAAACAAGCATTAGGCATTTCTTGAAATTTAGTGTGCATGTTTAAAAAATATCCAACCTCTTTGTTGTTGGTCATTTTCTTTTTTAGATACCAAGCTGTATTATCCAGTCTTTGAACTGGACCAGTTTTTGCATCAAGGAATGTTTCCTTGTCATAGGAAATATAACTTTCTCTTTTTTTCCTCATAATAAATCCTCCATAAATGAGTTGCGGTTTAATTGTGTAGCAAGAACAGAAATAAGTCTTGCTGCTATGTGTGGTGGAAACTCTATTGTTTCGCCATGATTAGTTAATAATAAGATTTCTTCTTGTATAAGAGGCAGCTGATCGTATCTGTCATTTGACATCTTAGTAGCAATAGAATTAATCAGTTGCTCATTTAATTTTCTGTGCTCCTCCAACTGTTGGTTTTTTTTACAGTTTGGAAATTTAAGAATATTTGTTTCTACTTTAATTTCTTGGTTCTGGTTTTTTTCTGTACTCATTTTTTAAATATTCCTGGTATTCAATTCTAAATTTGTCATCCTTTTCAAAAGTAGATCTACCATTTAGTTCTTGGTTTAGTTTCCACTCCAAGTAACTCATCGGTATTAATCTCTTCCGATTTTTCTTTGTGCATGTCATGTGCTTGAACGATGTAAGCTAAAGCATCATCGTAACTATCTTCTTTAAATTTATGTGTGGCTCTAATTAATTTTGCTTGAGCATAAAGTAATGGAACTTGCCATCCTTGGATTGGTTCTATTAAATGCTTGTCCAAGATTATGGACCATGAGGC